ATTTGATCGAGCGGAAGACCGTAGAGCGCGGCGAGCGTCGACTCTGGCGGTTCAAGATCAAGCGAGAGATAGTCGAGCGTTCCTTCGTTCGCATCCGCGAGCGTGAGGATGTCTTCCATCAGTTTCGGATCGAGCGCGTTTCCGTAGAAGAGATTCCGCGGATCTCGCTCGGCCTTCAACTGCTCGACTGTCTCGATGTCTGCGAGGATGCCGCGCCATCCGGCGTACTTCTCAAGCGCGAACGTGTTCGAGTAGTTCTGCGGATGTCCTGCGCCAAGGTCGACGAAGAGCCTTCCTTGCTTGCCTCCCTGCTGTCCATCGAGCACGAGCGCAACGAATAGATCCTGTCCTGCCTGCGAGAAGTTTCGCAGAACCGTTCCTTCTTCTTCTTTCTGCTCCATGTTGTCTCCTATACGGCGAGGATCTCATCTCTGCGAGCCTGCGTCAAGATTGAGGCCGAGACGAGGTAGCCCATGCCTGCGATCGTCGTCGGATCGTCGGAGTTGATTTCGTGCGCGGCCTGAGTCAACTGCGAATCCGTTTCGGCTTCAGCCGCCACCGCCGCCGAATCTTTCCATCGAGATCGTTCCGAGCACCGTGTTTGAGTCGCTTTGGTTGATGACTTGGAACTCAAGAAAGTCTCCACCAACGTCCAAACCCGCGCCGAAGTACAAGGTATCGCCGTTAACGACGGTAAGCGTGTCCTCATCAGAGAAGTTGACCGCGCTTCCTCCGTTCTTATAGTAGTACTGATCCTCACCTTGACTCGTCGTCGTTATGTTTAGCCTGAGAGTGATCGTCGTGTTAATCCCGGCTATGGTCTTGGTCTCTGTCTCAAATGGCGGTCCAAATCCAGAAATGCTTTCCGTGAAATCGGTGGTGCAAGACACGTCAGAACCTCCTGCTGTAGACTTTTTTGTTCTCATTACGATCATGGATGCGATGGAGCAGAGCATCAGAAGTTTTGTCCTCCGACGAATCCAAGCCACGTCGTTCCGTTGTCAGGCGAGATGAACGCAAGCACATCCTTTTTGGCGTTCGTGCTTGTCAGGGTAGGAGCCGTTCCGCCTGCCCATTTCACCGACGCAGGCCAAGTCACGGTCCTTGCCGTTCCGTCCATCGTGAAGATCAGCGTAAAGGCGTTGACCGTGTTGCTCGTCGAATCCACGTTGGAGATCGTCAGCGTCGTAACATTCGCATTCAAGGACACGTCGAATAACTGCGCGTCGTTGAGATTGAGCGTAAGCGTTCCGCTGGAGATCGTCGGAGCGGTCTTTGGTTCCGTGTAGTCGGTCAACTTGACCGATGAAATCGTCCCGCCAGTTATTGATACATTGCTGGATGCCTGCGTCGATATGGTCCCTAGCCCTAGCGTCGTCCTCTGCGCGGAAGCGTCTGCATCGTCGATCAGAGCGCGACCAGCAGAAGTGCAGGTGATTTCCTGCACAACACCTGCGCCAGCACTTGATCGACCGAGTATGCGGTCGGTCGCACTGACGTTCTGTATCTTGGCGTACGTCACGACCGAGTTGTCGATGGTCCAAGTTGCGCCAGAAGAGGAGACTGTTATGTCGCCTTTATCGCCGTCGCTGACTGCGCCACCGCCACCGATCTCTACAACTGTTCCATTGTCTTTCTTTGTAAACAGTTTGCCGTCAGCCGTGTTGATCGCCAACTCTCCGGCCACGAGACTTCCTGCCGATGGAGTCGCGCTCGCGGTGCTGCTTCGCTTGTGACGAATTGTGTTAGCCATCAGAAAGTTCCGCCGTCGACGGTGATTCCATCAAACGTCGTGAGATTTGTAATGCTTCCGCCAGAGATGGATACGCTGTTCGCGGCCTGCGTTGCAATCGTGCCGAGGCCGAGAGTCGTTCGCTGCGCCGATGCGTCTGCGTCATCAAGAATTGCGCGACCCGCAGAGGTCAATGTCGTGACTGCATAGGTATCAGATGCCGTCGTGTAGATCATGCGATCCGCGACGGTTGTCAATCCTGCGATCGACGCGAGAGCAGCATCGTAGGCCTGTACGTCTGTTCCGATCGCAAGGCCGAGATTCGTTCGCGCTGTCCCTGCGTTGTTCGCGCCCGTTCCACCGTAGGAAACTCCGACGACCGTTCCCTGCCAAGTCCCTGTGCCGATCGTTCCGACACTCGTCAGGCTTGAACTCGTCACGCCAGAGCCAAGCGTCGACGAACTCAATACGGAAGAGCCGTTGATATAGAAGGCTTTGCCTGTGAGCAGATTGAGATGCTCGCTCGAAGTCCAAGCGTCGGTCGAGTCGACCCAGTTGAACGTCTTGTCCGTCGCTCCCTTGAGCGTGATTCCGCCGCCGTCTGCGGTCGTGTCTGTAGGCGATGCCACATCGCCGAGAACGATGTTCTTATCCTCGACGACGATGTTCGTAGAGTTGATATTCGTCGTCGTGCCGTTGACGGTGAGATTCCCCGAGATCGTGAGATTCGAGGAAATCGTTCCGCCAGCAAGCGGAAGATACGTTGCAGAAAGATCGGGGATATCCGCAGAGACAAGCGAGCGGAAGGTCGGAGTTCCCGATGAGGAGTTCGGCGCAGCGAAGACGGTATTTGCCGTTTGAGATGCGAGCGTACCCGTAAGCGTTCCGCTTGATGTGACCGGTGAACCGCTGACCGTGATGAATGACGGTAGAGAGAGCGCGACGCTCGTTACCGTTCCGCCGCCTGCGCTGCTTACTGCGCTCGTCACGAATGCAGTCGTCGCGAGTTTCGTCGTGTTGTCGCCTGCCGTTGGAGTCGTCGCCGTCGCGGATGAGCCAAGCGAAACGGTCCCGCTGAAGGTCTTGTTTCCCGTGATCGTCTGCGTTCCGCTCAACGAGACGAATGCGCCGATTCCGCCGATGGCTTCAACCGTCGTCGCCGTTCCTCCTGCGCCGCCAGTTCCCTTTCCATAGTAAAGCGTATCGTCGACCTCATTGAATGCGAGTTCGGCGTTTGCGAGACTGGAAGGCGCACCGGGAGAACCAGAAGCGCGACGTTTGATTCTTACTGTGTTTGCCATTGCTTCCCCTAGAAGTTTCCGCCGTCGACGAGATCAGTTTGAGGCACGTTCACCCACTTACTGCTTGCCGATGAGAATTGAAGAATGTTCTTGTCTGCGACAGATGAAAGATTGACGCTCGTCAAATCGGAAAGCGCGACACTCGCTGCAAGCGCAGGCTCCGAAGTGAAAATCAAGCCGGAGCCGATCGGAATCTCGAAGACTTCAGGAACGATCTTCTTCATTGCTTGCCTCGCGCTCGATCGAATCCGTTGTCTCGCTCGAATGCAAGAAGCGCATCGAGGCTCACTCGCCGATCCTTTGAATCTGGAAGCCTTACGCCGAGCATTCGTCCGCTGTCGATCCATTTCGCGATCGTCTTCGAGGCTACGCCGAGACGCGCCGCGACTTGGCCCGTCGTGAGCCAGATCGTTTCTCGCGATCCATCGCTCGGAAGTTGAATTCGGCTCTTCGCCTTATTCGTCGACATAAGAGGGAGGCACAAGATAGAAGCCTTCAGGAATTGCGACATCGTTCGCAGAGAGCGTCCATTCGTTGCCTTCGCGAACGTAGACGCGGCCTTTCACGTTAGGCCCGATTCGAACTGGCGAGGATTCAGGAACGAGGACCGTCCTCGGTCCGCATCCGCTCGCGAATGCGAGAACCGGCGCGACGGAGAGAATCATGATCCTTCGGAGCATCGGTAGCCTTCTTTCCTTTGTCGAATCGCTTCTCAATCCAAACGAGGATCGCGACGATGAGTGACGTGATGAATTCAAGCATCTTCGCCTTCCAGAGCACGGATGCGAGCCTTCAACGACTCGATCTCGTCTGCGGCGTTCTTCAGTTCGTTTCGCACTTCGTGCCACAGAGAGAAGAGAGGAGCATCGGATAGGACGCGGAGTCGCGACGGCGAGTCAGTCGCGCGAGCGAGCCTCTCTCGGTATTCGAGCGCGACGGCGAGCGTCTGCTCAAGGTCGATCATCGGATGCCTTCTTGCTGACTCGATACCTTCGCGTCCCGCGCGAGGATGAGGCCGATGCCTGCCATGATCGCGGCAGCGACCGCGCCCCAGTCCGCGACCGTCACGGGATCGCCGTCGAATTCAGCCTTGGCCGCGCCTGCGATCGCGACCACGATCGCGAGGATGCCCGTCGTCGTTGTGCGCCATGAAGCCTTCGTCATTTGATCCGCCTTTCGAGCGATTCTAGTCGCCTTTGGATGTCTTCGAGTGTTCTGGAATGGCTCGCGTCGTTGACTGCCGCCGAAGCTTGCGCTCGCGCGAGATCGTTGACCGTCGCGGCGAGTTTGTCGATGTCGGTTCGTGCGACTTCGAGTTCCTTGGATTTCGCGCCGAACGTAAAGACGAGTGCGCTAAATCCGACAATCATCGTCGCGATCTGGCCGATGCCGATCGCAGTCGCGAGGACGTTCCGTTGTGAGCCTTCCGCCATGCTTCGAAGATCGGCATCGGAGCGTTTCGACTCGCGTCCGCTCCTTTTGTTGCACGATCAAAAAGAGACTCGCCGTTCAGCGCGAACGGCGAGTCGGAGGACACGTCGACCAGAGGCGGATCGACGCGGGAGTTGTTTACGAGAGGCATCCTGCAAGGGAAAAAGATAGCAGCATCATCACGATCAGCCAGAGGGTAAAGGCCGCGATCGCCTCCTTCAGATTCGGGAAGAAGTTGTCGCGGTCGGAGTGCATTTCATCGAGTCCGTCGTTCATTCCGTCCTCCGAATTGAAATCTCGACTCTCGGCGCGTCTCGGTCGACTTCGAGCCGTACGGGGAGATGCGTGAGATTCGCGTCGTCGTCGACGATGCCTGCCGAGGCGATTCCATCGAATGCGGCCTTGAGCGAGGCAAGGAGATTGTCTCGGTCGCGCCGTCGCCGATCGCGGAAGAAGAACGTCGACTCGACCTCGGCGGCCTTCCATCGGCTCGGGAATCGTTGCGAGACAAAGAAGGAGATCGAGCGGTACTGCTTGACGGCTCTCGCCTTCGCCTGCCAACAAACGCGAGCGTTCGGCGAGAGTTGCTTTGCGGGAAGCGGGAGGACGATCCGGATCGTCATCCCGTCAGGAGTCATCGACGCATCGGAACGCGCCTGCCGCGTCGGTTGCGCGGCGAGCGCGGACGACTTGCGTCCAGAGGCTCGGGTCGTTGTTCTCCCGCCATTTCCGCCAAGCGTGAACCTCGCGCCGGAGGACATTCGCTTCGCGGACGAGCGTGAAGTTGCGCCGCCGGAGTTCGGCAAGTTGGAGGATGAGGCCTTCGATGTCTTCTTTGCTTTCCATGCCATCGGTCTGTCGTCCTCTGGAGAGTGTTGCTTGCGTCCTCATCTGGCCTCCTTTGATTCTGGAATCCATCCGCGACGCTTCAGTTCTTGATTGACGCGATACACGGAAGCCAAAGGCTCATCGGGATGTGGTGGTACTTCTCGAACGATTCTGACGTTGTTCTTCTCCAGAATGTCGAGGATCAGTCTTTGAGCCGTTCTTGTTTCGTATGCCTCGAATTTCTGGAGATACATAACGAAAGAGAGCGCGAGTTGGCATTCCATCGTTTGAGCCGAAGGGAGTTGCGCCTCGCTGATGGCTTCGAGTTGCGCGATATATTCTTCGTGCGTCATTTCCTCATCCTCCGCGCCTGAAGTTCGCGGATCTCCGCCGTCTTCGCTTTGATCTCCTCGCGGAGTTTCGCGATCTCTCCTCGGATTCTCGCGATGCGAGTCTCGATCGAGATGTGAGAGTTCCAAGGATGCGACGGTTTCGGTTTGACGACGGTCACGCGCTCGCCTCCTTCAAACATTCCCAACCTCGCTTCTTGATCTCCTGCGTCAGTTTGCTCCAAGAACAGCATCCATTCAACAACAACACGATTTCTCGCCGCACCTCGTCGCGTTCCGCGCGGAGCCGTTCGATCTCGTCGGCGGCTTCATTTCGCTCGGCGTTCTGCTGGTCGGTAAGCGATGTCCAGTTGATTCGCAGACGATCTACGATGTCAATGGTGTCGCTCATTTGATCTCCTTGAAGCAGTCCCAACCGCGAGCGCGAGCGGCATCCTCCGCGCTGATCTCTGTCAATAGATGCACGATCCCTTTCTGGTCGACGATATTCAATCCTCTCGGATCGCATCGAGCGTAGATGCAAAAGAGTTGTCGCGCATAGTCTCGCTCGACGCAAAGTTTGTCGTTCTCGGCGCGAAGTCGATCTCGCTCCTGCGCCAGAGCAAAGAAAGCGAGTTTGATCTCATGGAGATCGACTCGCGCAATGTTGTATCCGTCGCCCTCGTCGTGTCGGTCTGCGTCTGGATCTTCGGCCTGACGTTCAGTCAAGAAGTCTCGAAGTTGTTTGAACCGCTTCTCGATGCGTTCGAATTCCGTCATGTCGTTGCCTCTTTCTTGATTCTCCAAACGATCATCATCGAGCCTCTCGACGACATCCGCCGAATGCCGCTGTCCTCGATGAATCCGGCCTGTGTGAGTTCCGTTCGGCGTTTGCCGATCGAGTTCATGTATTGCTTGGTTACGCTCGCGAGTTCCTCATCCGTGAGGCCGTCTGGATTGTTTCGCAATGCTTCGAGCGCGAGAGCGCGTCCGCTTCCTGCTCGCGGCGCGGCTCGCTTCGCGGCCTCGATCGATGTCTCTCGATCGTTGGTTCGATGCATACCGAGAGAGAAGAGAGAGCCGATCGGAGGAGGAGCGTCTCCGGCTCGCATCATCGGATCGTGCTTCATCGCTCCTCCTCTCTGCGCTCGATGCGAATCGTGCGATCGAAGCAGAGCGCGACTGTGATCTTCGCGTCCTTGGGAACGCGCTTCATTTCGAGGAATCCGAGATCGTCTCCGTTCTCGGCGATGAGCCAGATCCGATCGCCTTCGTAGGCCTGCCGGATGACGCGGCCAAAGTGCGACGGTTTGTCGATCGGTTGTTTCATGTGGTGGCCTCCTCTCCTTGGGAGGGAGCATTGCTGCTCCCTCCCATCCGAGGAGACGGCGCGTCCTGCGCTTTCGGACTGGCGATGATAGCAGCGCGGTCGAGCATTCCGCGAATCCATTGCATCGCGACGAGATCTTCCTCGGTCGTTGCAATCGAGCGCGAGAGGAGAGATTCGAGGCCTTGTCGCGCTCGCTTCGAGAGATAGGGCCGATTCATTTGATCGAGATCCTCGTTCCTCGTTCCATGAGGTTTGCGAACGGAAGATTCTCGCCTGCTTCGAGCCGAGCGCGAATCGCGTCCTTGTTTGCCGTCACGACCGTCTTTCGCTCGATAGCCCACTCTGGCAACTCCTCCGGCCCGACGCGGAGATCGAGCGGAGCCTTGCCACCGTTTCGCGTGAGTGCGACGCGGAAGCGCGACGTTTCGATCTTCGGGAGATTCCTCGTCTCCCAAACGAATCGCAGACGCTCGCGCAAGCCTTGTGCCGACTTGTCGTCGGCCTTCGCGAGATCCGCGAGACGGTCGGCCTCCGCCTGCCGCGATTTCGCTCGCGATTCGAGTTCCGCGATGAGCGAGCAGTAGTTGTCTACCTTTCCGAAGAGATCCAATTCGAGTTCGCGTTCCCATTCTGCGAGCGCGGCCTCTGCCTGCGGATCGGAGAGATCTCCGCCATTCTCATGGAGGATCGTTTCGAGCGCGGCAAGATCCGCGCTGATGTCATAGATGGTTCGATTCATTGTGTCTCCATTGCTGCTCGCGCCTTGCGAGCGTATTCAAGCGTACTGTCTTTCTTGTGACCGCGAGGCCCACCGTTGTGGATTCGCGCGACGGTGTCAATCTTCCAGTCTGGTGCATACCGAGTCAGATACGCGATGACGACACGCTCGGCGATCTCGCGATTCGTCACGCTTTCGTATCCGAGAGCGCGGAGCGCAGGATCTTTCTCCGTCGCGTCGAGCCAATACGAGAAATGGATCTGGTACGCGCCGAGAGCCTTTCCTTTGTCGCCGATCGCTCGATCTGGATCGGCCTCGCCGCCAGTCTCGACGGTACGAATCGCGTCGAGGATCGCTCGCGTGTCCGTGCCTTTCGGCGGCGCGATCAGGAACAGAGAGAGGAGGATCGAGGTCACCGCGAGCCTCCGATCGTGAGCGATTCGCGCTTGATCTGCTCGAGACGCTTGGTTCGCGAGTAGTGCGCCGGAATCTCGATCGAGCCAGTCTGCTCAAGTTCCTGAATCCAAGAACCAGAGCAGGCTCGATCGAGCATCGGATACTCGCCGTGAATGCAGCGGAACGGCTCGCGGATGAGTTCGTTGATGGCGGAGATCGCGAGATCGAGTTCGAGGTCGGTCAGTTCCTTGATGTCTTCTTCTTGCATGGTTGTCTCCTTGTCTGCTCCTCGCTCCGTGCGAGGCTCCGGCCTACGGCGCGGATTCGAGAGGCCTCTCGCGAGGCCTCTCCGATCCGAGTCGTTCAGCGAATCATTCTGGAAGGATTCCCTTAATCGGATTCGATCCGAATGCTGCGGCGATCTCGCGAGCGATGTCTCTTTCGAGCATTCGCATCGATGTCGAGACGCGAAGTTCTGGATTGATGATTCGCGATTGAATTCCCCAGCGATCCTCTCCATGATGGACCGCGATCAACTCGAAGGTCGAATCGCTAGGAGATATGAGGAAGACGCTAATCATGTTCCGATTTGCGTCGATCGTCATTTTGCATCCGAGTGCATTGACACGATCTGCGAAATAGGTCGTCGCGAGTGATCGGCGAATGTCTGCGAGAATTTGATTGAATGTTGTCATTTGCGTGTCTCCTTTGTTCCTCGCGATCCGTTCGCGAGTCTGGCTCACGGCGCAGATTCGAGGAGCCTCCGAAGAGGCTCCTCCGATCCGAGTCGTTCACTTGCTTTGAGCGCGAAGGAGTTCTCGATACGCTCTAACTGCGGGAGCGGTTGATCGGACTGGAATTCCAGAGCGGATCGACTGGATGATCGGAGACTCTCCATTCGCGGATACTTTCCATGCTTCTCGGCAAGCATCGACTCCCCACTTCTCGAGAGTCTCGCGATCGCGACGCTTCAGGGATTCGATATTTTTGATGCTCATGGCTGTCTCCTTTGTTTTCGAGGCTCCGTGCCTCGATGCGATGAGTATGCAGAGATTTCGGCTCAAGGCAAGGAATCGCTTGAGCATTTCCGAAATTTCCTCAAGATTCTAGGTTATCGGGACTCTGTATATCCAAAGCGCGGGAAACGGCCCGTACGGGCCTCGGAGCGCGGCAGGCCTCGGAAGGCCTCCAGACGGGCCAAGCGGCTAGGAGAGCCGTCCTGCGGCCTTTCCTGCCTCACGGTAGAAAGTCGCCGCCGAGACTGGCCGGAGCGGATTCCGGCCTTCGTCCTCGAATCCCTGCCGATCTCGATCGTATCCGGCAAGCGTCCTCCGGCAGACGAGATCCGAGACGGCGAGAATCCAAGGTCGGCTCCATGCGCCGAACGACTCCGGCGGATTACCCCAACCAAGCGAGCGCAGGTAGTCGACCGCTTCGCCGACTTCGAGCGGATTCGCTGTCTCGATCTCGCGCCGGCGCGAGAGCCAGTCTGCCTCGCAGACTGTCGCATCTCGGCTCGCAGAGATCGAGCGCATCCGCGCTTCGCGCTCGCGAGCCTCGCGCTGCGTCAGTTCGAGACGGCGCACTTTCACATCGGCGAGGAACTCGAAATATTTCGCAGGGAGGAAACGCGCTCGCGGCCCCCCCCATTGAATCGAATAGTTCTCAAGTGCCGCCATCGCGACTTCGGCGGATTCCTCTGCGATGCGCGGAAGCGCGAGTGACCAGAGTTCGCGATCGGTTTCGCCTTTGAAGTAGCGATTCGCTCGCGCAGTAAATCCGGCGAGTTCCTCGCGCGTCATGCCTTGCTTCTTTTGTTCCATTGCGTCTCTCTTTCTCTGGCTCCTGCCAGAGTTTCGCGGCCTATCTCGTGAACTACGTCCGACGTACTCCGCTTCCGGTTCACAGAAGAGAAGAGAGAAGGAGTTAGATTCAGGGAGTCGAACCGAAACACCGAGCGCGTATTTGTGTCGCTTTGCTCGGGTGGGGGGTTATTAGGGGGGAGGGGTTTCGATTTGTAAAGGGGTGAAACTTGGAAATTTCGAAAGATTGTGAAAAAGCCTGCCGCGAACTTCGCACGGCAGGCCAGAGGTAGAATCAAAGTCGAGATCCGCGATTCGCGAAGACAAGCCGACTCGCTCGATGGACGAGATCGAATCGGACGCGCTGATCGCACAATTCCCAAGCAAGTTCTCGCCTGCGGATCGTCCGGACGCTCACGCGCAAAGCCTCGGCGAGAATCTCCTTCTTCGGCGTGAGATGAGCAGGCATCAGATCAAGCGGAATCCCGACCTCGATCACGTCGCGGATGTCCTCCTCGATCGAGGTATCCGCCTTGATGATTCGCGCGACATCCAGAGCCTCCGAGACCGAGATCGGACGGAAGATCCTCGGATCCTCCGCCGCGATCCCGATCTGCGATCGAAGGCTTGCCGAGCCGACGATCTCCCCACTCATGGCGCGTCTCCGATGATCTCGACGACCTCGAATCCTCCGTTGGCTCGCGCCTTGACTCGGACACGAGTGTTGACGGAGAACGCCTGATTCGCCTCCAGTCCCGAGGCGATTTCCTCGGAGAGAACGGCGATTGGGAGAGGCTGATCTTCTTGATCGATCCGCCAGACGCGGCGGCCATTGCGGCCTTCGACTACGCCAATCGGGCTTCGAGCAAGGATAGTGATGCAATCCTCGGCGACGACCTCGGGAACTCGATCCGCGATCGGATTCGGATTCGTGAGTTCGTCGAGATCCTTCCGGCGTTCCTCGCGTGTTGGCTTCGATGTCTTCTTTGGCTCGGCGTGGAACTGCTCGACTAGAACGGCCTGCGCTCCTGCGATCGACTCGACCTCGGTTTCATCGAGGACGGCCAAACCGCAGATCGAAAGCGTGGCACGTCGCTTCGCCTTCGTCTCGGCCTTCATGTGAGCATTGCTCAAGTTCTCGCCTTTCAATCCGGCGAGGCTGACCGAGCCAGTCGAGATATCTTCGCGGCCTGTCCGCTCGGTCACGGCGACCGTGACGGTCAGGATGTCGCCGATGATCTCGCGCTCCATGCGCACGACCGAAACGCCATGAATCGAGCGCAACTGCTCAGTGCAACTCTTGGTTGCATAGAGCACGGTCTTCCCGCTCAGGGTCAGATACTGAAACGGTTGCGTCAGGGGATTTAACCCCATCGAATCGCAGACTGCGCGATACAAAGCGATCCGTTGCTCCGGCCCGAGTTTGCCGATGTCGCCTGCGGCGATGTACGCCTCCAAGGCCTTTGTTCCGGCAATGGCGAGTTGAGAACTGGCCGACTTCGCGGCCTCCGATACGATCATTGCTGTCATTTGTGTCTCCAGTTTCTGCGGACACCGTGTCCGCTTGCGGACACTATATCGGAAGATTCGAGGAGATGTCGAGAAAAAATTCGAGAGGCCTGCACAAATTGGAATCTCGGCGCGTCCAAGCACACGTCGAGACGGTGCTTTCCTTCGCGGTCACGCGAGGCAACTCCGATCGAGCCGCGCTCCGATGCCGCTCGATCCTCTCGCCAACTTGGGAAACGCTTGATCTGTATACGCTCGCCGTCGATCTCGCCGAAGAAGACGATCTTCGCTTCCTCGTCGCGCAAGCGAGAGCCGCGATTCTCGGAGATCTGATCAAGCGATCAGAGAGTCAGAGATCGTCTCGGTGCCGAAATAGTTTGCAGGAAGGCTGAGGCCTTTCCCGTACATATCAAACAGGCGATCGAACGCCGTAGCAAACGCTCCCTCGCCGTTGTTCGTGAATGTGTAGCGAGCGTTGTCGTCCGCCGCCCAGTCCGTTGAGCCTGCGACGATCGCAAGCGCAGGTCCACCATTCGCGATCGGCATCATCTCCGCGAGAATGATCTCGTCGATGTAGACAGCATCCGTCGCGATCGCCGTCGTTGTCTCGATGTGAAAGTACAACTCGCTCGGCACGATGCGCGGAGAGCGCAACTGAGTTGCATAGATTCCGAACGAAGTAGTTGTCGCCGCGATTGATTGCGAGAACAAGAAACTTCCGCCGTCGATGATATTTCCAGATGCGTCCTTCACCGAGAGACGAAGCGTTCCGGTTGCCGTCGTGTTCTTCTTGATTGCGACGGCGAGGATGTACGGTCGATCCGGCGTGAGCCTGCCGAGAGTTCCGTCGAAGTCTGCGAGCCTCTGGCGGATATTGAACGTCGATCCCGTCACCGCGAGTTTGAGCGATCGAGTTCCTCGGAATACATTCGCCGCCGTCGTCTCCGTGAGAAACTCTGTGCCTGCCGTTCCGCTCGAAACGGTGAAGCGATCGGGAAGATTGCTCGTCTGCTCTTCGAGATCGGAATTGTGGAGAATGTTCTGTCCCTGCGATCCGTTGTCTACGCTCGCACAAGCAGTCGCGAGACGCATGAGCGTCCCGCTTCCGGCAGGGAATCGGTAGTCAAGGCCCGTATACGCAGGCTGTCCTCGAATCTCGAATATCTCCGATCCTCGCGAAATTGCGCCAGTCGTGCCATCTTGAACGCATCGCGCTTCAAGAACTTCCGTGCGAATGTTCGGCCAGTCGGCAGTCGAGCCGAGAAGCACATTCGGAGCGTCGAACAGATAGTAGAACTTACCGTTTCCGCTGTTCGATGCGCCAACCGAGAGACTCGATTTCGTGATCGTCGTTCCGTCGATCGACTGCGGAGATGCGTCCATGTCTCGAATCAACCAGACGAGAGCGTCGCGAATGTCTTTGCGAACCATCGTATTGGTCGCGCCGACTGCGGTCGCCTCATCAAAGCACATCTCAACAATCGTTCGCTCTGCCGCCGCGCGAACGTCGTTCAGCACGTTTCCCGCTTCCGCGATTCGCGCTTCGATATTGCCGGAGAGAACGTCGATCATCCAAGCATCGGACGACGAGTACTCCAACTGCACATTCGCAAGGAGCGTCTTCAGATTGTTCTGATGCGCTCGAACTTGGTCCATCATGTAGATGAGTGCGCCGAGCCGATTGAAGAGTCCGTCCGTGCCTGTGTAAGTCAAAGCCATAGTTCAGCCTTTCGATTCTTCATCGGAGAACGGGACTGCCGCATTCAGCGCGGCGCGTCTTCGAGCGCATCCTCCACAACCGCCAGTCACAGTATCGACGGCCTTCGCGATGCCTGTCGCCGTCGTGATCGAGTGAACTACGTCGCCAAGGCCTCTCGGCCTGCCTCGATACTTCGAGCAAGTCGCGCACTTCTCCGCGTTCGTCGCGCCGAAGATCTCCGGATGAGAGCATTCGAGAGGATTGATCTCGTATCTACAAGACGGGAGATGCTGTGAAGATTCCGAATTTTTCATAACTCTGGATCGTTGGAACGCATCCTGTCGCACTTGATCCATTGCATTCGCAAGTGAATCCTGCTCCTTGATTGCACTCTCGATAGAACTCGCCGTCGATCGCGGCGCATCCGCTCGCGTTGTAGTTCGGGCCAATGCTATCTGGATCGCAAGGATCTTGGCACTTATAAGGCGGATTGATATCCGAGCAGTATGGAGGCTGAAATGCTTGACCGAAACTCTGCTGTGGATTTGGAAGACTAAGCCATCCAAGAACAGGAGGAGTTTCCCATGCAGCGGTAGGGAATGAGTTCACTTGAACGCAACCGTCTTTCAGATACAGAAGTGGATTTAGGTGGCGCGTCAAGTTTTGAGGAGTGGATGAAAACGAATTTCCTTGCTCGTTGTATGTCGTCGAGTTGACTGTGAAACTACCGTAGCCACCTATGAGCAAAGTCATGTGCTTCGGATCGTTCGGAGAGTTGCATCCACATGAAGAGCATCTACCCGATAAGAAGCCCCAAAAAGTCGAATTGTTACCTGCGGCAATCGCTCCAGATCCCGTGATCGTTTGTTCAGATGATAGATAAGTGCTGCCGCATGGATTGCAGTTTGGAGAAGAGAAAAATGCTCTGGTTCTCCTTCGTTGCAAGAAATTGAATTCTGCCGCTCCTGTGCGGAAATACAACGTAGGAACACTACCAAACAACGGAGGAGCGGTTGCTGCTTTCTGATAGGTCGCAAAGCCTGTCATCGTGCATACAACTTCGCTCAATGTCACAAGACCATTGCTCGTCGTTCCCACAATCTTCGTCGTTAGACCGAGTTCATAATCGAGCCGGAATTTCGGCATCGAGCATTGCCAGATCTCAACGCAACTCGTCGGGAAAGTCGGAGCGCAGCAACAAAGAAGGCTCGCCGCGTCGACGCTCACTCCTCGACTCCGTGAATCTGAAGCGAAAGAGAACTCGCGGTATCCGCTCGAAGCGCGATCCGATCGCCTGCGTTCAAGTATCGAATCGAGTCATCGAGGAGCGTCGCATTTCCTTGGAGCGGATTGTCGTAGTACACCGCGTTCGAGACTGCCGTCGATTCGTTCGCGCCAAGGATGAAGATACGAAACGTGACGGTCGTCGCCGCCGTGTTGCAAACCGAAAGAGATTCGATTCGCAGCGACTTTGACGCGGGAACTTCGTAGACAATCGAAGAGGCTGTCTTCGCGGTCGATGCAACGATTCTTCGCTTTGCGCTGAATCTCGTAAGAGAGTTGATTGATGAGGGAAGGCTACTCATGGGCAGACGAACTCGTATCCGTTTGGAATGGAGAAGACATAGTCGCTGCCCGAAGGCATACACGAGACGACGGTTCCGTTCTTGATCGGCTTTCGATATGCCGTTCCGCCGAGCGGATAGATCGTGCCGACTCCGATCTCTCGATTCAAATCAACTGGCTGTTCGCAACCATTCAGCGCATAGAAGATCAGACCAGATCCAACCGTCGCGAAAGTTCCTTGATTGAAGTTGTCGATCGAAACTTCTACGAGCGTGTAGATGAATTTTCCAGATGACCCGATCTGTGCGGCCGCGTTGATTCTTCCCAAGCGCATCAGAGTCGGAGATGAGCATTCGCGGAAATAGAGTTTTCCATTCGCCGCGATATGTCCAAGGACTGGGACAATCGATCCAACTGCGGAGCATGGAAAGACAATCGGTGCTCCGTATACGTCTCCAGATACTGTCGACTTCACGCCACCGCCTACGGCGACGTATGTATTCGATCCGACAGATGAAAGAGCGACCTCTTCGAAACTTCCTCTGATCGAGTTTCCCGTTCCGCTTTGTCCCGTGATCCGAACGAGAATCGTTCGACCGAGTACAGGACCGGAGGCAGTAACGAGCGCAGGATTTCCGTCCAGTCTCTCGATGCGCTCGAACGCCTCGTTGAGATGATGGAATTCGAGTTTGCCGACTTGGCCTGCGGTGAACTTTGGAAGCGTCATCAGTCCGCCAAGATGTAGTATTGAAGCGCGACGCTCGCAGTATTCGCTCGCGCGGTCGGAGTGTTTGTACCGAGCCTACAGATCGCGGCCTCTCCTGCTTTCAACTTCAGGAACGCGACGAATGAGCCGCCTGTACCTGTTCCAATCTCGACGTAATTCGTCGGCCCTGTGTTCTTGAAGTAGGCATAGCCTGCGGATGAAACGCTTCCCATCGTGAGCGCGGCGGCAGTTGTCGTTACGGTCGCCGCGCCGCCGACTGCCGTCGTTCCCGTGAGATCGACGAAGAGCGTTCCGGCGTTCTCGGTGTGGTTGAGATCTCCCTTGAGAGTTGAGATCTTGAGATTGAGCGTGATCTCGCGAGCCATTAGAAGTTCTCCGAAAGAACGTTGAAATCAGCGAAGTTTGGGAAAGGCTGAACGAGATCGACATTCCCCGCTCTGTATATGCCTTGAAGATCTGCAACGGTGTCCACTTGGCCGAGTTGATTTCTCCTCGCACTCTGGATCATGTGCAGGAATTCATCCTGTCGAAACTTGTGCGTGATCGAGAACTTCTCAAGGCCGATCCTCGAAGCATTCGCGCCGAGATACAGAACTTGCCCGATCGGTGCGCCTTGAAAGATTGTCGAGTTGCGACGGCCTCGCGCCTGTCGAATCTTGAGCGATCGCTCAGGGAAACTCGCCGCAGAGACGGTTTCTGTGATCGTGATATCGCTCATGCGAACGAGAATCGAAAGAGGCACTCCGGACTTGTCGATCGGAGTTCCTCCGCAATCAAGACCAGTCTGCGTTCCGTTTGACGGAATTGTTGGACCTGTGCGCCATGCTTCGCGAAACTCAGAAGCGTAGTCGATCGTGATCTGCACATAGCCTTCCTCATTCGGAAGTTTGTCTCCCGGCTCTGTGTTCTCGTAGGTGAATTCCACTTCCCACACGTTGCGCGATTCGGGAATGTGCTTGATCGAAAACGCCGTCGCGAAGATCAATTTCTCATCGGGGAACTCTTCGCGGATGTCAGGCAACTCGACTCCGAAATGATCCTTGACCATCTTCGGCGAAGTGATCGGCGCGGCATCATCCCAACAACGAAAAGTTCGGCTCGCGCTGACGCGGCCTCCGCTGTCGCTGAATCCTCGCGTCTCCTGCAACTCAACAAACTCGAAAGCCATTAGACGAATCCTCCACTCGTTCCAGAGTTTGCGACGAGTGCCTCGATGCCTCGAACCATGCGCTCATCATTTCGGCGTTTGTCTGTATCTGGATACGCATCGAATCGGAAAGTTCCGAGCGCGGTATTCGCGCCGTTGATGCCTGCGGCCTGCGAAGAGATGCGCTCTTCTTCCATACGCGCGACCTCTTCCATCATTTTGACGCGCTCTGCATCGGCCTTCTCGCGAATGCGAGCGGTCTTCTCGTCGGCCTTCTCCTTGTCACGCTGCGCCTTCTCGTTGGCATCGGTCTCTTTCTTCGCGATTTCATTTGCGGCGCGTTTCTCTTCTTCAATTCGAGCATCGGCAGCGGCCTTGTCTGCGGCCTTCTGCTTGTCGAGTTTGTCGCGAGTCTCGTCGGCGTTCGATTGGATCTTCGCTTCATACAGTCGACGGATCGCGTCAGCCTGCGCTTCGTTGGCGGCATCGGCGACTCGCAATTCCATTTCGGTCTGGAGACGCTCCTCTTCGTTCAAGCCTCGAAGGAAGATCGCGCGTTCCGCTTGGCCCGTGCGCTCAAGTTGGCGCATCTGAGCCTCGAACTCTGCCGCGCCTGCCTCCTGCTCAAGCCCAAACGTCTGGCGAGCCTCTGCTTCTTGTCCCTGCGCGATCTTGCGTTGACGCTCCGCGCGAGCCTGCGCGTCTGCGAGTTCCTGCTCGACGCGCTCGGCAAACTGCTCGTTCGTCTCCGCGCCAAAAGCATTCATCACGGACTGACCGATTGCCGTTCCGATTCGGTAGGCCGCGCCGATGATCGGAGTCGACTTTGCGAGGCCATCGAGCGCGGAGCCGATGCCTTCTTCTCCGGCTCGCTCCGCGAAATCCGCGACTCGATCGAGCAGTTGGATCGGATTGAGAAAGCCTTCGATCTTCTTCGAGACGCTTCCTGCGCTCTTCTGGAGCCATCCGCCGAACTTCGACTCGTACTGTTTCGCTGCGCCTTCGGCGGACGCTGCGGCCTTTGACTCTGCCTCGACGAGATCGCGCTCCATTGCGGAGTAGTTCGCGCGAACGTCAATGTAAATGTCGCCGCCCTTCATGTGGTGCTCCGCTCTACATATCGTCGCGCCCAGTCGCGCGAATCAGTCGACGCAGTCTGACTCGACTCGTAGCCTTTCAAGCAAAGCATGAGATGTCGGTCGAATTCGGCGCACGTCAGATCGAGCGGATTCCCAAGCCCTGCGGCAGTTCGAGCGATGAGATGCGCCTCCGCGAGATAGTCGCGAGGCATCGGCTCGCGCGGAGGCCCAGTCAGTTTCCCGATGGCTTCTCTTCTCGATCTTCGCCGCCGAATCCGAGCGCACGAAGCGCGATCTCCGTGGCTCGCTTCGCGTCGACAGAATCCGCGATCAACTCGCCGAACTCGCTCGCGGCGCAGAGAACGCGCAGAGAGCCTGCGAGCGTGTAGCAGTCCAGAACTAGGGCCGAAGCGACGAGAGCGTCTCTGCGAGCCTTCTCGACGGCCTGAAGCGAAACGGGAAGGCCTGCAATCTCTGCCGCCTTCCTCGCTTCGCTTGCTCGAATGTCTGCGAGTTCGTTCGTGAGCGCGATACGCTGACGAACGGTCAAAGGCCGAATCGCGACGACGCGACCATCAGGAAGCGTCTCGTTCCAAGGGTGAACCATTAGTCCTTCTTCTTCGTTTTGAGATGTGCGAGAAACTCGTCGCCGTTGACGACGAGAGATCGATCGGATGCGCGTCGAACTGTATACGAATCGAGATCCGCGAGGCTGACTTCGCTCGCGTTCATCGCGACTCGGACTGCCGCTTCCTCTTCGAGTCGTCCTCCGCTGATTCGACGCGAAATCGTTCGGCCTTGCTTCGTGACGAGAGTCACGATCCAGTCTGCATCGGAAGGCCGGAAGAGAGGAATGACTTCAGTAGCAGAGATGCTCATGAGATCAGCCAAGTGACGACGGGAGCCGCGCCGTCCGCGTTCTCAAAGTTGACCGTCATCGTCGTGTCGCCAGTCTTGTTTGAATTGAACGCGAACGATGAGAAGACGCAGTTCGATGTGATCTTCGCGTCATTCGTGCTGTCATAGAGCGTGAGGCTCAAGGTAGGCCGCGTCGCTGTCGTGTCCTGCGACGAGACGAGAATCAGATTCGTGTGACTCGTCGAAGTGCCTGCCGACGAATCGACACCGACGACCGCATTGAGCGATCCCGTGAGATCAAGCATACCGAGACGCTTGCGCTGTCCGGTATCGCCGAAAGCGGTCAGAGTTGAAACGGGCCGCGAGAGCGTCGCGGCGAAACTCTGCACCTTGAAAAAGGTCTGGACGGTCGTCGTCGTTCCGATCGAGTAGGAGACGTTTCCGTCGTTGCCGATGAGGTAGGTATCGATAGGCATGAAGTTTCCTTATGTGTCGTGCGCGACGAATCGCCACCGCTCAATCATCGTCCAACCATCATCCGCGAATGATGGCACACCGCGCTCGATGCGAACTCCGCGAAGCGCGTCGAAGCCAGATACGGCGATCGGAGTCGAGAACGCCGTCGCGAGGCCGTCCGAGATTGTGTACGCATCGATTCCGTTCTCGTTGCCGTACTGAATCGCGAACTCGATCTCCACTTCGTGCCGCGTGATCGCGCCGAAGAATGGAGTCGTCCTCACAGTCGCCGTATAGACGAGAAGAGGAAGATTCGCGTTTGCAGGCGCGGAGTTGTAGTAGATCCGAGACGCGAGCGCAGTCGCGATCGAGGTCGTCGCATAGAGCCGAGTCTTCACCGCGTCGAGGATTGCTTTGCTCATGGAGTCCTCGCGAATTGCTTCTTGATCGCGATCTCGAAGAATCTCACGGAGATCTTTGATATCTGCGGAAGCGTAGGCTTGATGTAAGGCCGAGGCTTCATTCTTCGAGTTCCGAATTCGAGCATTGGTGCATATGGAACATTGCTTCCATATCGAAGAACTACCGATCGGCCATCTTCAAAGATATTCGCAAATCCGTCTGGACGATTTCCAACTGTCTCGACGCTCCACGAAGCACGAAGGCGATTCGTATTCACCGCAGGAGGTTGTCCCGGAAGCGATGCGCGATGGTAGCCACGCGCTCGGAGATTCCGACCTTTCGCGCTCCCCTTCGCGACGCGATAGAGGAAACCCATTCCGGGCCGCGAAAGTTGACGGCGAACAAGACGAGAAGAACCGACGAGCGTCGCATTCATGCCTTCTCGTAAACCGACTCGCATCGTTTCGAGAATCGCGTCGTGGTTGAACTTCGCGCCGCTCATTCTTCGACCTGTCCTTGTGCGCCGCCGAGTTCTGCGTTCGGCTCAACTTCGACGCAATCGACGACCGTCATATTGAGAGCAGCACGTGCGCCAGTCTGACCGAGTTCCGCAGGATTGACTACGCCAGTTACGCGCCATTGCCGAGTTGTCAAACTTTCCGAGTCGTGAATCTCGTAGTCGATTCCGATCGAGAGTGCTCCGACGAAGTAGATCGTCGCGGAAGTTCGGCCTTCGTATCGGCCTTGAATGACTGGCTCGCTTTGCGACGAAGGCTGAATGAATCCAGTCGCCGTAAAGACGCGGCCATACTGACGAGAGATCGATCCGTCTGATTCAACCGTGTACGCCGGAAGACGAATGTACAGCGTCATTCCGAACTGATTCACAAGCGTCTCGATGCTCAACGGAGCCTCCGATACGAATCGAGAACCAACTTCGTCGACGAGTCGAGATCCGACACAGATCGAAGCGAGTACGAGTATCCGCCGAGCGATTCGCTCTGAAGGCTCGGATCGCGCTTCCGCGAGTTGAAGAGCCTCGATGCCATCTCGATCGTCGTCTGTTGAAGATCGTACGGAATCGTCGCATATCCGCCGGTATAGTCGACAAGGAATCCTCGATACCGATGCAGCGTCGGCCCGTAGATGATGCCTCGATCGTAGTCGACGGCGTAGTCGGTCAGCGCATCGTTTGGAGCCTCAAGGATCGCGGTCTGTTTCTTGAGGTCGATTCCTGCGAGTTTCCGCAGATAGTGCGACTTCGTGTTGACGATCGTCGTCGCAGCGAATCCAGTCGTTCCGGAAATCGCCGTAGCCATTTCAGATACCGAATCATGGCTTCCGAATGCGAGCGTCGTCGAATGCTCCTGCCCGTTCGAAGCCACGCGGAAAAGATGGATGTGCTCTCCATTCACCGAGATCGTCGAGACGATATCGCTCGCGAGATTCGAGACGACCGAAAGCACGTTGTCGCCGCCGACTCCGACGAAGCGCACGTTCTCGACTGGATTGTGCTTCAGCGCGACTCGATCGGCTCCGTATGTATCGTGCCACTCGTAGTACCGCTGCGAGACAAAGTTTCGAGCGCAGTATCGTTGAATGAAGTCACTCGCTCGATCGATCAGACTCTCCATCAGCGCATCGTCGGTCGTCGTCGTCACGCCGAGATATGCCTTCAGGCTGACTAGTGTCGTGAGCGAGTTCGTTGCTACTGCCATCGGCTCTCCTTGCCTTCTTCTTCGGCGTTTGATTCAGTCGAGTCGAATCCACAAAGAGCGGAGCAGGCTCGATCGCGTGTCTTGCGTATCCCTTTGAGACGAGAGTCTTCGCTGCTTCGTGCGAGACGTTGACGATCGTTCCCGCTCGAAGATCTCGTCGGCCTACGCCGTCGACGTGAATCGCGCAATTTCGGAGAACGATTAGAAGGTCATGCATTCGATCGGTCTCCCGTCTTCATGGTATTTCGAGAGATATTGCGTGATCGCGCGGCAGTCTTCCGCAGGCCACGTCACGACGTTCTGAAGATGACCGATGCGAACTCGCGGACAGAGGCAGATCTTCTTTCCTGCTTCGCGGAGACGATTCCAGAAGAAGATATCGTCATCGACGCGGCCTTCTCCCCAAGTGCCTTCTTTGTTCGGAACGCCGAGGAAGAGAGGACGAGCGAGATCTCGAAGCGAATCGAGTCTAATCAGCGTAAGACCGAAATGTCCCGTGTTCATTTCGAGCGCGTCCGTGTAGAGCCGATCTTCCGTCATCTCCCTGAGAAGCGTTCCGTCGTCGTTCTTGATCGAGAAGAGCGGAAGATCTTTATCTCGTCCGATCTGAAGCGGACAGAGCGCGTCGACATCAGGTCGCGTCTCCATCACTTGCCAGAGACGAATAATGTCTTCCGCGTCAAAGATCGAATCGTAGTCGACCGTCAGAACGTACTTGATGCCTTCCATCGTGAGGCAAGTATCAATCAAGCGTTCGAGGCATTGACCCCAGAAAACTCCGGTTGATCGCGAGACGTTGAATCCTAGTTTGGCCGACGCTTGATGCAATTCATTTTGCGTGTCCGTCCAACAAACGCGAGGAAGCGACATGATGCAATGGATGTCCTTCATCGGGAAAGACGGACTAGGCCGCGAGTACTTGCGAGCGACGACGGAAATCTTCGTCTTCGTCTCGTTCCAAGCCCAACCATTCTTGCCGCGCGAGATCTCGAAGCCTGCGAGATTCAGAACGCGCGAGAGTTTCTCGCGATTCCAAAGCGACTTCGCGCCATCGCCGATCAGCATCTTTTCCGTCTCTGGCTCGCCTTCGTTGTAGGCTTTCAAGACTCCATCTAGATCAGGAACTTCGAGCCGGAGTTCTGCTCCGTCTTTGAGTTGCGATGCGATCGAGCGAAGCCAAGGAATCGCGTCCTCTGTGCGGATCTGCGTCAAGCCCGAGCCGATGTCGGCTCCGTCCTTCAGTTCTTCCATGATGTCTCCTTGCCGTGAGGCTCTGGAATGATAGAGGGGAGGCGGATTTGCCGCCTCCCCACCGGAAAAAGAAAGAGGCTCGTTCAGGAGATGACGTAGTTCGCTGCGCCAGTCTCAGCGACGGTCGTGATTCCGTCGATCGGATCAAGAAGCATCGCGTTGAGTTGACCTCGGCCAGAGGTCGCGTGTTCGATCGTGGCCTTGAGATATCGCTTTCGACCTGCGAGATTCACATCCCAAACGACCTTCGGACGAGTCGTGAGATTTGTCGTCGTTGCGAGCGTGTAGTCAGTTGCGAGAACGATGCCTCGAATCGCTTCCCAAGTCGAATTGTCGTCTGACTGCTCAAGTTTGCAGTTCGTCGTCGGTGCGCCAGTCGATGAGGATGAAAAGGCGATACGCGCAAAGCGGAAGCCTTGCGTGTCGACTGATGCCGTGAGTGTCGATGCGCTCGCCTCAGAAAGAACGACCGAGCGCATATTTTGAGAGTTTTTCATCTGTCCTCCAAAGAGAGAGGGGAGGTTTCCCTCCCCTCTCATGGATCAGCGGTTCATCGATCAACTTGCAACGACTGCGCCTGCGCCGATTTCCGCAGCGGTCACGCGACCATCTGCAGGATTCGTGAGAGTGCAAACGAGTGCGCCCGTCGTCATCGCGCCGCCTGCCGATGCCTGAACCTTCAGGTATCGCTTGCGGCCTCGGAGGTCGACGTTGTAGACGACCTTCGCGACGTTGGTCGCAACTGCCGCGCTCGATGGAGTCCAGTCCGTTCCAGGAACGAAGCCAGAAATCGCAGCGTGGCCGGAGCCTGCCGTGTCGCTGTGTTGAATGTACTGATTCGTGAGAACGGTCGAAAGGCCGTGAGTAGTCGGAGAGGTTCCGTCGACGAAGGCAATCGATGCGTATGAGAATCCGAGCGTGTCGAATTCTGCGGTCAAGAGGCCTGCGGCAGTCGCCGCGCCTGCGACGGTAATGATCTTGTAATTCGCTTTCATGTGTGCTTTCTCCTATGGATCAGAAGGTGAACTTGATGATGCCACCAGTTGCGGACGACGATCCGACGTTCGCGCACACGATGTCGACGCGCTCGGTTCCACGAACGACGCGCTCGTCTTGTTCGAAGGCGTTGAGAGCCGAATCGCTGAACGCGATCGAGGTCGCGCGGCGATCGCCGAGGTAGCAGGCTTGCGAGAGGTCGCCGATGTAGGCAACGACCGAATCGCCAGTCGTTGGCGTGTACGGAATGACTTGGGTGAATTCGACTGGAGTTCCGAAGAACTTCGGAGTCGCAATGCCATTCACGATTTCGCTCGCGGTCGTGCCACCTGCGGCAAACGCGAGACGCTCGAATACCGCGTGATAGGTCGACTTGTTGCAGAAGATCTTCACGTTGTTTCGTTGGAACGCCCAAGCAGGAAGCAATGCAAACGCCGTCGAAACTTGAGCCGACGTGATGTTTGAATAGTTCGTCGCCGCGCCGGAGTCGCTGACTTGATAGGTCGCGTTCGAGAGCGCAGTTGCGAGGCCGACCACGCCGCCGTATGTCGACGTGCCGTCGCCGTTGAAGCCTGCGTCGTCTTCCTTGAAGGCGAACTGGTACGCGATTTCATTCGCGACATCGCTCGCGAGGTCGATGATCGAGTCTTCGAGGAGTTCATTCGAGACGGTCGTCAGCGCGGTCAACTTCTTCGCGACGAGTTGCACGTTGTCGAAGCCCATCGTCGACTCGGTCGCGGCGATCGCTTCGCCGACCCAGAACGCCGTGAGGCCCGTATTCTTGCGAGGGATGCGGAGCGTGTCCGAGGTCATGCGGTAGATCTTCGCGTTGCGACGGAAGACACCGTACTGCTCGCGAAGCGTGACGAGTTCAGCGGCCATCTCGTCAGGAACGAGGAAGCCACCTTGCGAGTTCACGCCTTCGGTATGAGCCTTGATCGCGATACCGAAGTTCTTGCAATTCTCGACCGACTTCTTGTGGCCGAGAGTTGCGAGACACCACGTGCCGAACTTCCAAGCCATCTCCTTCGAGGAGAAAGCCTTGCGGCCTGCGCTGTACACGCGAGCGCGTTCCCATGGCTTGTCGTCGACGTTGGCGACTGCCGAGAGGCCGCGCGGCATCGCATCAAGACGCGAAGCGACTTCGCGACGGATCGACTTCGAGATCTGTTCCTTCTCCTGATCGCTCATCGCGTCAGTCTCCGGAGCAGCGGCGGCGATGGTCACATCGAGCATCTCTGGATCAACCGCCATGCCTTCGGCATCGGTGATCATGTAGCCTTCGAGGATGAGTTTCTTTTGCATTGCCACGCCGTCAGCACCCTTGATGCGAGCGGCCTTCTCAAGCGCGTTCTTGAACTGATCGAGATTCATCGTCTTCATGTCTGTACCTTTCGAATTCAAAGAAACAACTCTTCTCTTCCGAGCGAGGCCGCGTTTCAAGCGAAGTGCCGTGAGCGTTGCCGAACGTCAGAGCCAGAGTCGACCGCGAGCGCGAGCAATTTCGCGCTCTACGGTTTCAGAAAGCATGATCGACCGCGCCGCCTTTGTAGATGAGTGCGCCGGAATCGAAATAGAAACGACCGTGCGCTTCGGAGGCTCGATTCCAAACCATTTCCGCGCGGAAGCAGGCGAGCAAATGCCTTTCTTCACCGCCGTGATGAGTGCTTCTGGATTCGCCTGCAATGGAGCGAGCGAGACTTCGAGCAACTTCCACCGCGAGTAGATCGTCTTCACATCCTCGCCGTATTTCTTCTTGTCGATGTCCGTCGCGCGGCGCACTCCTCCGGCCTCCGGCACATATCCGACCGAGACTGCGCGAACGATGCCTTGACCGACGAGAGCGGCGGCGACCTCTGGAAAGAAGTCGCCAGAGTATCCGTCAGGCCGCTTCGCGAAGACGAAGTCGCCGACGATGTCGCGCTCTCGACGCTTGAGTCCGACCGTCGTTCCGACTGGCTCGGCGTAGTCGTGATTCCAGAAGAGCGTCGGATTCTGCTCGAACTCCTTCGAGTTCATTCCCGCAGGAATCAGAACCTCGCCGTCGCGATCGAGCGTCTCTGCCGTGATGATTGCGGTAAATCCCTTCGCCGTCGAAGTGAGTTCCGCGCCAAGTGCCTTCCGCTTGAGATCGTTCATCGCATGATCCTTTCGACTTGCGCGTCAATCGCTGCAATTTCTTCTGCATTCTCCGCGATGATCTGGCGGAGATTCTCTGCTTCCGCTTCAGCGAGTTCGCGCTCTGCTTGCTGCATTTCTGCTTCGAACTCGTCATCGAGCCGAGGCTGTAGAGCGCAGCGGCAGTTCGGATGCAAAGGAGGACCGTCGATCGCTTCATAATCGGCGACCATGATTCCTCCGTCCTTGCCGATGATCTCGGAGCCTTCACCGTAGAACGACTCTTCGAGGCCGACTGCGTTCTTCGAGAACGCATCACTCGCGGCCTCGCAGAACTCGCACGGATCAGGCGCGAGAAGCCACGTCTTCCCGCTCACGACTCCGGATGCCTTCCACGCTTCGACTTCAGCGCGTCGGCTCGCGCGTTGCGCTTCGGTTCGAGCGATCGTCAGAGCGCGGCGAGTCGTCGCACGTTCAGCGTCTCCGTCCTTCACGGCCCAAGTCTTCACTCGCTCCGCGATCTCTGGAATCGTCTCGCCGTTCGCAACTCCGTCGCCGATGACCTTCGAGAACTTGACTGCCGTCCATCGGTTCGTCGAGTCTGCCGCACGATTTGCGAGACGGATCGACTCGGTTCGAGCGTATGCCTTGAGATCTTCGCCGTGCTTGTCGAAGTTCACCGGAAGAGCCTTCATCTTCTCAAGCGTCGTCTTCCCGAGGATGATTCCTGCGGCGAGCGAGTCTTCGAGATATGGTCGAAGCGCGTCGACGATGTCCTTGCGCCACTTCTTCGATTCGAGAAGAGACTGCACTTCTGCGGCGAGTTCCTGCGTTGGCGCGTCCTGCTTCGCGATGCGTTCGAGGACGGCCTTGACTTGTCGATCAAAGATGCGACCGACACTCTTTCCGAGTTCATCCTCGCGCTTCGTGATCTTGTCGAATTCCTTGAGCGCGTCCTTGCCGAGATCCTTCGTGAGAACGTGCGGAGGCTCGATATCGTCGGCCTCGATCATCTTCGTCCAGAGATCAGAAAGAAGAGACTTCTTTGGCTTCATCGCCGGAGCAGCGTTTGCCTTCGGATCGCTCGAATTCGCATAGATGAGATTCACCGCATCAGAGATCGGTAGTTTCGATTCCTTGCCGGAGTCGTCCTTCAGCGTGACCGTCGTTCCAGTCGCCGATGGCTTCCATGCTGTCATCTGGTAGCCCATCGCGCGGAACGCATTCTCCGCGACATCGATCGTGATCCGCGAAGGCTTCGCAGGGAGTTCCACCGAGTGCGACTGCGGCTTTGCCATGCCTTCTGCCGGAGGAGATCCCTTCGCAGGCTTTGACGAGCGAGGCTTCTTCGGAGCCTTTGGCTTGTCGCTCGAAGGCTTCGATTCCTTCGGAGCAGAAGACGATTCGCTCGATCCGCCGCCGCCGCTCGATCCTCCGCAAGTGTTGCCTTCCTCGAATCCTTCAGAGCCGACACCGCAGTTCTTTCCTTCGATGCAGTCGATCTCTTCCGCGATGTCTTCGAGTGCCTTCGTCCAAGCGTCGTCGATCGAGAGGCCTTCGAATGGATCACTGTCGCATCCGCAACCGCAGGCAGATTTCTTCGCATCGCTCTTCTTTGGATGGCCGTCAGGAAGAAGATCGTAGTCGGTCGTGTAGTCCGCATCCTCTGGCTTGCCACGACGAACGAGCGTGAGGAACGCATTCACTCGCGCGATGGCCCATTGCTCGCGACCGACTCCGGTGCGATGGCTCGTCGAGAACGCGCCTGCGCCGCGTCGATAGACGGCCTTCAGCATTCCGAGATCGACGCGCTTCCCCTTCTCGTCTCCGTGCTTCTCGTTGTGCTCGTCGACCTTCGATCGCAGAGCCTTCTCTGTGGCTTCGCTGATCTCGATTCCGCCGCGCGATCCGCTCGCGGAGCCTTCCTCGTTGCGATCGCTTCCGCTGATGCGCTCCGATGGCGTGGCCGGAGGATCGCCACCGCCATTCTTCGATCCGCATCCGCAGGCGCACTTCTTCTTCCGCTCCGAGTTGCGCTCGCGTTCTCGATCGAACTCCTCGATTTTCCGCTTGGCCCAAGCGAAGCCGTCGTCGCCGCCCCATCCGTACCAAGCCTGCCATCCGCGACCTTGCTCGTCCCAAGTGGAGCCTTGCTTGTCGACTTCGTGACGCTCGAAGTACGAGGCCATGCGGCGGATCGTGTCTTCAGAAAGACGAACTCGATTCATCAAGTCGCGAGCGCGAGCGATTCCGACTGCCGTCATTCCGCGCTCGCTCTCTGGCTTGCGAGCGCGAACTTCAAGAGCGCGGCGAGCATTGTCGGCTACCGACTGCGGAGGCCGAGTGTCGATGTCGCCGATCGCCTTCGTCTCGATCTCGTCGAGCGTCTTTCCTTCGGCGCACATCGAGTACGCGATCGCGACTGCCTGATCTTGCGGATAGCCTTCCGCGATCAGTTTCGGGATCTTCTCCGAGACGCAATCCGAGAGCGCGTCCTTCTGCTCTGGCTGTGTCGGAAGCATCGGAGGCTCCTCGATCTCGTTTGAGGCATCTAGAGGCCCCGTGAGGCCGTCCGGCGCACTCGAAGCCATTCCGAGAGGCGCGGCAGGAGCAGGGCCGCCGAGAGGCTGTCCGTTCACGAGAAGAGCGTCGGCCATCGGATCTTCGACTGGCTCAAGTCCTTCGCGCATTCGCGCCTCGTTCGCCGTCATGATTCCGCCTGCGACCATCGAGCGGAGTTTCTCGAAGGCGAATCGCTCATCCTCGGAAACTGGATTGTCATAGGCGAGAAACGCATCCTCTTCGATATTGAAGA